GGGGAAAAGTCCTTCAGGCGGTAGCATGAACTATGGATCGTAAATGGCAACCTTATCGAGCTACATTACACAAGTTCGTAGATTGCTCCACGATGCTAATGGAAACTTTTACACTGACCAACAGTTAACTGATTACATTAACGAAGCACGGGAGCGAACAGTACGAGATACAGGCGCTTTGCGGGAAGTCATTGTTACGCAAGTACCCTGTCAAGTCGCACCCACTGCTGTCAAAAACAGCGCAACACCTGCATACCCAACACAATGGGTGGCAAACACAACCGTTACTGCTAACACTTTTGTGTTTAGCAATATCTATGTGTATCAATACATTACTGGTGGTACATCAGGAAGCTCAGCTCCTCCATACCCCCAAGCAACACAAAACAATTACAACAACTATCCTCCAAGCACACCGTTTGCAGATGGCACAGCTACTTTGCAATATGTCGGTAATGCGGAGAATATTTCGTATGCAGCCCTGACCAATTTAGTCGGTTCTAGCCCACTATCTCCGTCAACTGGAAATACGGTTTTAGATATTATTAACATCAATCTGTATTGGGGAAACACCCGTGTACCGCTTGATTATTTACCTTGGTCAGACTTCAATGCACGCCTAAGATTCTGGCAAAACTACATTGGCAGACCATTGTGCTTCAGTATTTACGGTCAAGGGCAGATTTACATAGGTCCAGTACCCGATCAAGTCTATCAATTAGAGATTGATTGCGTAGTATTGCCTAATGCGTTGACCTTGGCTAACTCTGGAGTTACAGACACCATTGTTGATCCTTACTACACCCCTGTACAGTTCTACGCAGCTTATCTAGCCAAGTATTACGAGCAGAGCTTTGGTGAAGCAGAGATTTTCAAGCAAGAATATCAAAAACACGCTCAATCAGTTCTCAATACGGTATTTACTCGTAGAGTTCCTAGCGTTTATTCGACACCATACTAAGACATGGCTGCTGCGGAACAGAAAAAATCGTACCAAGTTGTTAAGCAATTTAAAGGGCTTAACACTAAAGCGAACCGCACCGCCATTGATGAAACCGAATTTAGCTGGTTAGAGAACGCTCAACCTGTCGGTTATGCCAATTTAAAGATCATTCCGAACAGTCAAGCTGTCCAAATTGCCAATGCAACGGTCACTTTTGCCAATACGGTAACCTCTTTGACCTCCATGAACATAGGCTTGAATGACTATGTGATTGCTTTTTTGGCTAATGGATCAGCTCAGTACTACCGTATTCAGGACAACACCTTTGGTAATGTGGCTTCTGTAGGCACTTTTAGTGGCGCTGGAGTAGAAGCTACTCAGTGGTACAACGACAGAATGTTGGTTATTGATCCTACCAAGGGTATGTTTTCTTGGGATGGAAACAATACAGTAGCCATTGGCGCAGTTGGCGTGATCGCTATTACCAACCCAGGATCAGGCTACACCTCTGCACCCAATGTGGTGATCTCAGGTCCAGATCAAACGGGTGGCATCCAAGCTAACGCTACAGCTTCTTTGGTATCTGGTGGCAATACTGTAGGTTCAATTAACCTAGTAGTCGGTGGTACAGGCTATACCAACGCAGCAAACCTGACCGTAACCCTATCTGGTGGTGGCGGAACAGGAGCAAAAGCCGTTGCTGGTATTCAAACATTTGCTACTGGTACTGTCACAATTAGCGTAATTGATGGTGGAGCAGGGTATATCAACGCTGCCAATACGGTGGTGTCCATCTCAGGTGGTGGCGGTACAAACGCTGCGGGAACTGCCATTATTTCAGGCAATACCGTCACTCAGGTGGTGATGACAAACCCTGGCACTGGATACACCAATACATCTAATTTAGTGGTCAGCATTTCAGGTGGCGGTGCAACAACTCCTGCCGTACTATCTGGCGTAGTCAACACTCAAACCAATAGCTCAATAGCGACCTTTTCAGGGCGTGTTTGGGTGGCAACAGGGCGAACTGTCACCTACTCAGCAGCAGGGCAATACAGCGACTTTACAGGCGTTTCAGCGGGTGCTGTGACATTGACCGACAGTACGCTACACGGAAACATCATCCAACTGCTATCTGCCAACAATTTCTTGTACCTTTTTGGCGATGATTCCATCAATGTGTTCTCCGATGTGGTGGTGAACTCGTCAGGAGTTACTTTATTTACCAACACCAATGTGAGCGCATCCGTTGGTTCTAAGCGACCTAACGCCATTTTCCCGTACTTCCGTTCAGTTTTATTTATGAACGACTACGGTGTTTACGCTCTAGTTGGTTCTACCACTTCCAAGATCTCAGATTCTTTGGATGGTATTTTCCCTAACATTGACTTTTCTAGCCCAATTTATGCTGGTCAGGTTCTTGTAAATGACATTCTTTGCGCTGCCTTTAACTTCCGTTACTACGATGCAGTGTTTACTAAGAGCTATCGCTACATCCAAGCAGTGTTCTTTGAAAAGAAATGGTTTATTACAAGCCAAGGAAACAGCCTTGCTTACATCACTTATGTGCCTGTAGGTGGCAAGCTGACATTGTTTGGTACACAGAATAATCAGTTATATCAGTTATATGCTAATACAACGAGTAGCATTAACACGATAGTACAAACTGCATTGATGCCGATGGGTGATCCTATCCGTACCAAGCAAGCTCTCAAGATTGGCGTGGAAGCAACTGCTGGAGCAAATTCTGCAATTAGCATGACCACTACGGTGGACAACGAAAACAGCTCTAGTCCTTCTTACAATTTGTCATCTTTAGTAGCTTGGCAGAATAATTTTCTCAACACGATTGCTTGGTCCAATACATCAGGAGCAAATATTGGATGGGGAACTTCAGGCTACGCTTTGTATAAAACCGATGCTTCTCAGTATGGTAAATACTTGGGAATTACAGTAACATCAAGTAACCCGAATTTTGTGCTAAATGGATTCGAGTTTGAACACGAATTAAGAGTGAGGTTCTAGTGACTAAACCCGTATCATCCGCAGCTTATACATTTGCTAACCAGACTAGCACGATTCCGCTTTCGTATTTAGATACGAACTTTGGACAGCTTACTTCAGAAATTAACGATCTGAATAACTACAGCAATTATGTTGCTGATACTGGTACTGCCAATGCGGTCTTACTCAACTACCCATCAGGGATTACCACTACTACGATTGCTACAGGATGTCAGCTTCAGTTTAAAGCTGCTAACGCTAATACTGGAACAAGCACCTTAACTGTTCAAGTAAATGCTTCTACTATCTTGGCAGCAACGACCATTTTGAACGAAGATGGTACTGCTTTGACAGCTAATGAGATTTTAGCTGGCGGTATTTATTCAGTTGTTTATAACGGTACCAGCTGGATTTTGGCGGGTGGAGGTGCTGGATCAGGTGCTTCTGCTGGCGGTGCGGTGTATGAAAACACTCAAACCATAACTCAAAACTACACTATGACAACTGGCAAAAACGGCATGAGTGCTGGCAATGTCACCGTCAATAGTGGTGTAACCGTAACCATTCCAGCGGGTAGCCGTTGGGTAATTGTTTAAAGGATATAAGACATGGCTAATGTGGCTATCTCAGGCGATACATCGGGTGCTATAACCCTGTCAGCTCCAGCCGTTGCTGGTACTAATACTATCACGCTTCCAGCTTCTACTGGAACAATGTTGACTACTGGTAGCCCACAATCAGGTGGTGTTATTCAAGTGGTTCAATCTTCATTTGCTACACAAGCATCAACTTCATCTTCTACTTTTGCTAATACAGGATTATCTGCAAGTATTACTCCTAAATTTTCTACTAGCAAAATTCTTGTAATGGTTACTGCAAATGGCACAGGAAAAACTACAAACAATACTTACGGAAAATTTAGAATCATAAATGGTTCATCAACTGTAATTACAAACATTGATCAAAGTTATGGTTTTAGTCAAAACACAAACCAAATAGAAGCAAGTTTAGCAATGAATTGGTTAGATTCACCAGCAACTACTTCAACGGTTACTTATTATTTACAATTTGCAAGCGGAGCAAATAATGCTTCAGTTTTTATAAATAACTATCAAAATTCTAATGGAGATACCGTTTCCACCCTTACTCTTATGGAGATTGCAGCATGATTACTCTACATGATGCTATATTTGCTCTTAATTCATCTATAAAAGTTATTCGTGGAGAAGATGCTTTTGATGAACAAGGCAATGAAATAACATACGATAAATCAGCAGCTCAAGCCAAACTAACAGAATTACAAACTGCTGAACAAAATGCAAAAGCATCCGCACTTGCCAAGCTAACTGCAATCGGATTAACCGCAGATGAGATCGCTGCGTTAGGAGTTAAATAATGAGCATATTAAACGCAATTACGGCTGGTGCTGGTGGAGTAGCTCTATCTGGCGATACTAGCGGTAACTTAACCATTCAGTCTGCTGGCACGAATGTGGCTACATTTAGCAGCGGTGGATTATCTTTTTCAGCTAATCCTGGTGGTGGCAACTCCAGCCCGTTAAATGATTATGAAACTGGCACTTGGACAACTACTGACCAAAGCGGTGCTGGATTAAGTTTTTCTGCAAACTCAGGAACTTATACAAAAATTGGTCGTTTAGTTTTTTGTTATTTAAAAATTAACTTTCCTGTTACCGCCAATGGTTCTAGCGTAGCTCTTTCTTTGCCATTTACCCCGATAAATTTAGGTAGTGGATATTATGCAAATAGCAATATTTGTAGTAACGGAAATTCAAATGCGGTTATGTCACAAGTGGTAAATGGAACTGCACAATTTAATATTAGAACTTTGTACGGTGCTGCATCAACAACAAACGCACAAGTTTCAAATCAGAATATGAATCTTAATATTGTTTACGAAGCTGCTGCATAAGGAATAAACATGGCACTTACAGAAAAAAATGAAATTGATTCAATAGAGGTCGTTTACGACTGGAATGTTCAAGTTCGCCAAGCCGTTACTGTTGAGCGAGATGGGCAATTTGTTTCCCAAACTTTTCATCGTTGGGTGTTAACCCCTGATTCAGACATTAGCGGTCAAGAGCAAAAAGTTCAAGATATTTGCAATGCTGCATGGACAGATGAGGTTAAGGCTGCTTATCAAACATTTAAGGCTAATCAAAAGCCATTAGGAGCTTAATATGTCAGTCGTAATCAACGGTACAGGATCTATTAGCGGTTTAAGTAATGTTGGCGGTATTGCATCTGCTCAGTCTGGAAGTGTGATTCAGACGGTGACTTCAACAAGCACATCATCTGTTAGCACCACCTCTGCATCTCTTGTAACAACAGGTATTTCTGCTTCTATTACACCTCAATTTTCAACAAGTAAAATTTTAATTTTTGTAAATACCAATGGCTATCTTCAAAATGCTGCGGTTGGTTCTTTTACCGTATATAGAGGTTCAACAAATCTTTCAACTGGAACATCAATATCTGCACAAAATACTATTTATAGCCCATCAGGAGCACTCGTATCTCCTATTGCAATGAGTTTTTTAGATTCTCCAGCTACAACATCTTCAACAACATACACTATTTATTTTTGTGTAAGTAGTGGAATTACTTTAAATGTAAATTACCCAGGTGGACTTCAATCTAGTAATTTGTGTTCTTTTACTTTAATGGAGATTGCAGCATGATTACTTTACATGATGCTATTCGTGCTTTAAATTCATCTATTGTCACCATTATTGATGAAGAAGCATTTGACCAAAACCATAATCCAGTAGCCTACGATATGTCTGCTGCTCAAGCAAAATTGACAGAACTTGAAGCTGCTGAAACTGCTGCCGAGCAAGCTGCTATTGCACATAAGGCATCCGCAGTATCTAAATTGACTGCGCTTGGCTTATCTGCTGACGAAATTAACGCTCTGATCGGATAATTATGGGAATCAATGCCTTCACCAAAACTGGTAACACAGTCACTTTTACGGCTGGTGTAACTGCGCCTACCCCTGTTCAAGTAACCAATACTACGATTGGCGGTAATCAATATCGCATCATCAATAGCGGTACTACGATTGTTTTCTTGGGTTACGGAGTAGATGCTGCAAGTGCTACGGCTGCTTCTGCCAATGTGACCAGTAGTGGAACGGCTTTCCCATTATTGCCAAGCACAGATGAGATTTTGACTTTTGTACCAAATGCGTATTTCACAGGCACAAGTACGGCTAATGCAGTTATTTATATAACCCCTGGCGATGGAGTTTAAAACATGGTTCTCAAGGTTGCTGGAGGTGGAGGTGGTGGTACTGCTGGTGCAGTAGCGTATCAAGGCACTTGGAACGCATCTACCAATGTGCCTACGCTTACTTCAAGCGTTGGTACTAAAGGCTATTACTACTTAGTTTCCACTCCAGGAAACACCAACCTTAACGGCATCACGACTTGGAACTCAGGCGATTGGGCGGTCTTTGACGGTACAGTCTGGGAGCGTGTCATTGGCGGCACTCCAAGCACTTCATTTACCCTCGGTAACACCGTTGTCACCCTTGGCGGTACAACAACCAATGTAGGAAATCTTGGTCTTGCAAACACGAATATCACCTCTGTTGCGACTACTTTTCCTAATTCGTATTTAGCCAATAGCGCAATTACAATTAACTCGACAGTAGCGAATTTAGGTTCTAGTGTCACGATTACGGCTGCGCCTTCTGGTACTGCTGGCGGTGATTTAACGGGTTCATACCCTAGTCCTAGTCTAAATACTTCTGGTGTTGCTGCTGGTATTTATGGCAATGCCACTACCGTAGCCCAAGTTACCGTTGATGCCAAAGGCAGAGTAACTACTGCTGCCAATGTCACCATTAGTGGTGTAAGCCCAGCGGGAGCTGCGGGTGGCGATCTTACTGGTACTTATCCTAACCCGTCACTTAATACTAGCGGTGTAACGGCTGGTATTTACGGTAATGCTTCAACAGTATCTCAAGTCGTATTTGATGCTAAAGGTCGTGCCACTTCAGCAGCCAATGTGGTCATCTCAATCCCATCTGGTCAGGTTACTGGATTGGGTACGATGGCTACACAAAATGCAAACAATGTAACCATTACTGGCGGTAACACAACAGTTACTTATGACAACGCTGCTTATCAGGTTGCTACGGCTAACATTCAAACTACTTCAGCTGCTGGTGCTTTTTCTTACGGAAATTTATCGTATTCTGATACGGGATTAGTTGCTTCTTTTGCAAACTCAACTAACAGTTCAGTTCAGTTTGTCATACAAAACACCAATAGCTCGTCTAACGCTTCTACTGACTTAGTAGTAACTAACGATACGGCTACTGGATACCTAGACATGGGTATGACATCTAGCACTTATTCTGGATCAGGAAACTTTTACAAAGCCAATATTGCTTATGTTTACTCTGGTTCTTCTGATCTTTATTTAGGCACAATCAGTTCTAATGCCGTACACATTACAGCCAATAATGCTAGTACCGATGCTTTGACTGTAAATGCTAACAATACCGTTACTTTGGGAACACCTCTTGGCGTAGGATCAGGCGGTACAGGATTAACTGCTCCAGGCACTTCTGGCTATGTTTTAACTTCTAACGGTACTGCTTGGGTATCTCAAGTCTTGCCAGCATCAGGTGTGACCATACAGACTGATAGTGCAAATGCTACTCGTTACATGGTTTTCTCGAATGTCAGCACAGGCACAGTAACCATTGAGAATGTGTCAACTAGCGTAACGGTTAACCCATCTACTGGATTCTTGTCAGCGCCAACTCATGTATCTACCAATGGCTTGACAATTAACTCTAACTCAGTGTCATCAAATGTCACGATTGCTACTGGTTTTAACGCTATGTCCGCTGGTAATGTGACCGTTGCTGGCGGTATTACGGTAACTGTGGCCGCTGGATCAAGATGGGTGATTGTCTAATGGAAACAATGGATCTCATGATTGATAACACCGAAGCTCGGTTAAACACCCATGAAGCGGTGTGTGAGTTGCGCTATGACAGTATTTGCGCCAGATTAAAGCGGATTGAGCAGATTTTGATTTGCTCTGCTGGCTTTATCGTGGCTTCTTTGATGGCAATCGCATTTAAGCTGAACTGACATGGACTTTAATACGCTCTCTATTGTGAAGTTTGGGGATGTTGAATCCCTAGGAGAGTTTTTATTTGAAAACGGACTACAACATAAGCTATTTCAGCAAACATTCCAAAGACAAGGCATTTCAGTGCCTATTTTCCCTATTACAGACGCTAATACAGACAATTTGGATGACTGGTTATTAGCTCATCAGGTCGAACATCAGGCGTTTGCAAAGCTCTTAGGATTAAATAATCCGTTCAATATGCTCGATGTAAATTTCAATAATGAAGAAGATTTTTACGATTGGATCGGTACGCATTTAACGATTCATCAGCAAATTGCTTCTGCCCTCAACCTAATTCAATAGACTATGGATAATCTTTCCCCTCCGCCAAAAAAAATTGAAAATCCGCAAACTCAACCTATCAATGCTGATGTTGGTAACCTATTGAAAAA